ATGATTGCTCTACAGGTATCTCTATTATTGGTATGCGAGGTATTGCTGTATTAGGAATTTGATTAATCGTAGGCATTTCTTGGTAGATACACTTCTACTAAGCTAAAACATTTTGGGCAAGACAAATTTGTGACCATAGAATACTGCGTGTCTTCTTCTAAATCTTGATCTTTGCCCCAAATTAATTCTGACTTGCAATGCCAACAGTTCATATTTTTAACTTATCCATCTTTGGTGATACTGGTAAAGATGGGCCGGTAAGATCTGGTAAATTTTTCTCTAAAACATCACCCATAAGTCCCTGCACATTTTCAAGCACCTGATTCATCATCTTTGCTTTAAACTGTTCGCTGGTCACATACTTATATGTAAAGAAACCACCGCCTAATATGCCTAATACTAAAACAGTAGATAATATAGAAAGATAGTTACAAATTTTTTGAAACATGATTAAAGAAGCATTAATTAAGGCAAGCGTACCAATTACATTTATGGTGCTTTTTTTAATTATAGGTTTAGCACCACTTTATGTCATGTATGGCATTATTGACCGCAATATACCTGTTAAAAGTAAATAATGTTTTTTATAAAATCTTATAAGTATCAGTTAAATAATTGGGATAGTAAAAAACAAAAATTAAACGAGATAATTGAAAAAATAAACTTTTATCAAGACAAGAAATCTAACTTGTTAACTGATTACGGATCTAATAATAATTACGAGGCAGATGTCATACAAATATTAAAAGAAGATATAATTAAGTTTTTTATAGAGGCTAATCTTTACAATCCATATGTAAGTAGTTTATGGTTTCAACAATATAACAATGAGCAATGTCATCTTACTCATAATCATGGAGCATTAGGTTATAGCTCTGTTTTGTATATAAATTACGATCCAGAACATCATACAGCAACAAGATTTTTATCGCCTTACTATTCAGTTACAGGAGAAACTATAACTTATACACCAGACGTAGAAGAAGGAACAATATTATTTTTTCCAAGCATGATAAATCACTACACATTACCTAACAAAAGTAATATAACAAGAACAATTTTATCTATAAACGTAAAAGAAAATCGTTAATATTATTCTTCTTCAGTCTTTAATAAATCATTACAAGCAGCGATACCACCTCTTAGCTCATATATTTTTTTTTCACAATTTTGCATAACCTGTTGAGCCTCTTGATAATTTTTTGCTATTTGTTGTAATTCAGATTCAAGAGCAGCTTTTTTTTGGCTTGGATCTAGCATTAAAATATAAAGTACAATACTAATATAATATCAGTACTATAAGTTAATATCAACTTTAAATATTACTTTGTCTCCAATGCTGCAACTTTAGCTTCTAATGTTTCAATTTTTTCTGCTGCCTCTTTAAGACCTTTCATTAAATAAACTGTCATATCTGTTGGTACAAATGTATAAAATTCATCTCCACTGTCTGATAGATTATTTTTTGGATATGCCTCTGGAAATTTATCTAATTCATTTTGTGCAATATATCCTTTATGTTTTGTTGTCCCATCCTCTTCCCAATTAAAATTAAATATTTTAGGAGTTAATGCTTTAAATTTACTTAATATATCTTCGTTCCAAACTTCAATATTTTTCTTAGTTCTTTCGTCAGAAGATCCCGATCCATAACCAGTACTACTAGAGGTTATAGAAATAAATCCAACCATGTTGGTCTGACCTCTATAAAATTGAACAGCATGACCATCGCCATTCATACGATTAATTCTATAATGTACTCCATTTGCTGTTGTAGATCTAGCCTCACCATCTGCGTACCATACATGACCCGGATTACTAGGCCAAGAAAAAGCAGTGCCGTTTTGAGCAGTAAAAATAGTTCCAGTTTTATCTACTTCTAAAACATTTTGAAAAGTTGACCCACCAGCAGCAGTTGAAACTTGTAAACCTAAATTTCCAGCAGCAATATTGTCAGGTAAAAATCGCCAATTTCGTGATGCTGAATTAGTACTTGGTTTTGATAAAACAAATGTTCCATCGTGAACATTAAGAGTTCCTATGGGCGATGTAGTTTTAATACCTACGTTTCCAGCATTGATATATGAAGTTCCCCCAGTTGCACCATTAAATTTTACTGTATCTGTACCGTTTTCTTTTAAAACAAGCAATCCCTCATTACCAGTACCTATATGCCCTAATTTTACAGCCTGTGTGCCATTTTTTGTTACTATAATTGATTGTCCAGCCGTAGTAGATGCAAGTGTAATATCTGTGGTTGCCTTTATTCCTCCTGATACATCTAATTTTTGTGAAGGACTTGTTGTACCTATACCAACCCTTTGATTATTTTCTATTATCATTGCAGTTTGTAATCCGCTTCCGTTTGCTGTTTTAAATTGCAAGCTTCCGTTTAAGTGGTTAGGTACACCATTACGAATTGATGCAGCCTCAAAGTTTGTTCCTGATGTTGTGCTACTAAAAGTTATTTCATTAGTACCAGCACTTGCGTTAGTATTATTAAGTTTTAAAGTTTTTTGTGATCCGGCTGTTGCTGTTGTTATATTAACTTCATCAGTAGACACACTACCAGTTGCAGTGATAGCTCCTGTTACGTCAATTCCACCAGAAATAAAATCTACGTTACCATGAATATCAATATGACCATCAGAAAAAATTTTTATTTTATCTTGATTATTTGTAGCATCATAAACTAAAAAATGACCTCCATTGGAATCAACCATGTAGTCTGGATCAGCGTTGGTATCAGTAAAAATTATTCTGTTGTGAGTGCTTGATAATGTTATAAAACCATCAAAACTTGAAGAACCTGTTACATCAATACCAGCACCAAAATCTGTATTAGGTGTTATATCAATATGACCATCAGATTGAATTTTAATTTTATCAGCACCATTTGTAGCATCATGTATTAAGAAATGTCCTGCATCTACTTGTATTAAATAATCTGGATCACCATTATTATCAGTAAAATTAATTCTAGGTTGGTTATCATTTAAAGTTATATCTCCATTGACCGTTACACTATTACCAGTAATTTGACCAGTTGTTGTTACTGCTTGCGAACCAAAGTCAGGAGATATTTTAGTTCCAGCTATCGCTGCACTTGCGTTTATGTCCGCATTTACTATAGCTGCATCAGTTATGCCATCAGATGTAATTCGTGTAAGTCCCATTTTTAATTAGAATTAGGGTCTTCTGGATATTGCGTCATGTTAGGAGTATTATCTTCTTTTGTTCCATATAAAGTAACTAATGCTGCCGTATCAGCACAATTATCTATTTCTGTTTTGCGTGTTGTATAAGCTGTGCGTATTCCATCTCTAAACGTAGCCACGTTAGTATCTAATGCAGTACCTTTTTCTGTTTTTCTTATAACTTGCCAATCATATATATTTAATAAATTTTTAGCTGTTTCTTTTTCTTGTGCTTTTAACATTGATTTAACACCATCAAGTGCTTTTGCAGATCCATCATCATTATAAAAACGTGAATCATATGCTTTAGGATCGGCAACTTCAGTTATTCCAAGATCTGTTTTCTCTTTAGCTGTTGATAATCTAAGCCAGTTTGCAGGGTATTGCGTACCATCAGATGTCTTAAAAGGTACATCTACTGCAAGTGTGTTCCCGTTTAATTTAAAAGCCATAATATTATTATATTACCTTGCATTAGCATATTTGAAAGGTGCTGATGCAAATGCTATATAAAGATATGTGTCACCACTTGAACTATTCATACCACTAAAACTATTTCTTATTTTAAATCCATTTGACACAAAATCAACATGATTCGTGGTTGCTTCAGTATTATTTGTATCAGCTAGTAATCTAAAAGAATGTGGGTTTTGTGCTGGTCTTTTATTATCATGTATTTCCCATGAACCACTATTGTTTGTTCTTTTTGTCATAACCCAAGCTGGAGCAAATCCAGTAAAAACAAAATTACCATTACTACTTGATCCGTTGGCTGTATATGACCCAAACTTGCTATACCCTGCTACTTCACTAAAAACATAAGCTATATAACGATCACCGCTTTCATTTACAGTTCGAGTGTCCGTAGAGCCAAATAGAGTAAAAGTTGTATTACTTACTCCTGTTACAGAACCACGACCTTGATGTCCAAATGATGTTGCATCAATATTTAATTCTAAATTTTTAGACGTATCAAAAGAATGTAGTACTGTCCATCTACCAGTTATACCATTAGGATCTCTATCTTTTAATATTACAAGATCAGGAGTAACACCTAAACCATGGCCTACAGTTTGACTATTAGAACCATTACCTGTGTAGCTTACGATAGAAAAACCTGCTGTTGTTGAAGCTCTTACCTGTGAAGAAATAGTACCATCACTATTGCTTGCTGTAGACCCCCCAGCGTTCCAATTCCATGCAACATAACTTCTAGTGCCAAAGTTAAGCTCATCATTATTTCCATTACTAACAAGATTAAAGCCATCTGACGCTAAATTTAATTGTGTATTACCATTACCATGAGAACCTGTCCTTTCATTATCTTGTTCATTACTGAAAAGTACTTTATTATCTCCTCTTACTGCATCTACTAAATGATGCCTTTCTACGTCATCTCTATTTTTAACCCAAACCCAATCAGGTTGAAAACCTACACCTGTTATATTCTGTGAAGTATTATTATTACCTGTATAAAGAATAGTATTGAAATAATCAGTAGGTTTTTTAATTGTTGGGTTAGGTAAATTTTTTGAACATAATGCAAGAAAACCAGTTGGAGGTGCGTAATAAAAGTCACCATTACCATTTGCATCTGTATTTCCTTGTGCTGTAGTAGAACCAGAAAAACTCGAATCTTGACCAAAATTAAATTGAAACACGTTATTAGTCATAAGATCTAAAACTGGAATCCATGTGTCAGATATATTGCTATATTTTTCATTAGTGCCTGCCGATGGATTACCAGAAGCGTGCCAAGTGTTGTTAGTTCCAACCCAAATTTTGCTTCCTTTTACTGCAATTTGTAATATTTGACCAACACTTGTTGCACCATTATCGTTAGAACTTGAGCCATTATTTAAAAACGCACCATCACCATTTCTTAAAACCCATGAATCTGCATTTCCAGCACCTCTAGCATCAACATCTATCCAATTAGTAGATGCAAGTCCCACTCCAAAAAACAATCTATTCGATTGGTTGCCTGATATTATTCTTCCTTCAAAATAATATCCTTGAGTATCAGTATGACTAATACCAAAGGTTGCAGCTATAGTACCGTTACCGCTTCCACCTGTATATCTTAAATTACCCTCGCTTTCACTACCAGCTTTACTGTCATTAATTGGAGAAAGAGTGCAAAAGTTATTTGTTGGTGTATCTTTTACAGCATCAACATTAGTTGCTCCAAAATTACTTGGTGTAAAATTGTTGCCATTGCCACTTGAATCTTTGCCAAGTGTTGATGCTGTAGTAGAACTATTATCACTAAAATTAAGGTAAAAACCATTATTACCATAAGTTCCTGTATATTCTTTAGGAATCCATTGACCTGTAGTTGTACTTATCTCCCCAAAAGATGCTGGTGTTAATGCTTGCCCATCAATAAAATTAAATTCTGCTAAATATCCATAAAAATGTTCGCTTGAGCCATTCATAACTCCTATAAAATTATCTGCACTACTTCTAAAAGCTGAAAAAGAATAGTTTTGAGATATATCTCTTGTTTGGTCAAAATTTGTTATTTGTGATCCATTAACATATATTTTAGCTCTATCTATTTCTGTGCTTTCAGTACTATCAAGAACTAATACTATATGATACCAATTTGCAACATCTCTAAACTTTAATGAGGTTATTCTTCTGCCATCTGAACTACCACCACTCGCATCTCTGTCTTCAAATTGCAACCTGTCATCAGTAAGGAAAAACAATCTACCTTCTATCATTCCCGATATAGTTGTGCTAAAAATATTTTGATGTGCGCTATGTTCTACAAGTCCCCTTTTAACCCATACAGATACAGTCTTAGTTGTATTGCTGGTGTTAGTACCAAAAGTTCTAGTTAATTTATGACTATCACCATTATTAAACCTTAAGCTGCGTTCTATCTCGTATGATTTTGCTCCTCCAAAAAAGAAAGGTGCTGGACTGCCGATACTACTCATTAGCTAAAGTTTCCAGTGAAATGTGCTGATATTTTTGTAGATGATCTTGCAATCCAAGCAATCATGTCAACAGCATTAGCCCCTGTAGATAGTGTAGGTGCTGTGCCTTCTGAGAAATCCCAATAAGAACCAAACGCTGCTGTGCGTGAGCCAGTGCCATCCTGAGTTATAAATATCACACCGCTTTGCCCTGCTGAGATATTAGAGGGATTAGCAAAAGTAGTATTACCAGTTAATGTTGTAGAAAAATTATTAGCTGTTCTAAAATCTAATGTAATAGTAGACGCGTAAGAAATGGCAGATATTTCTCCGATAGTGCCTTTTGTAGTAACTCTGCCGTTACCACCTGACGAACCACCATTATCAAATACAAGAGTATTAATACCACTTGTTTCGTGTTTTACGTTTGTGACTTTGAGTGTACTCATGGTTTTGGATTGTCAGTTTTTACTTTTTCGCAAGCTGCGTAGTATGCTGTCAGTTTACTAGAATCTCCCTTACTATTCCAGTACATTGCGTCAGCAAAGTCTTCTAAAGGTGGATAGAGTGGTTGTCTTGCAAATTTATAAGCTACAGCAGCAGCTTCAGCATTTAATAATGTTCTTGCAGCGTCAATTTTATCTTGCTCTAAAGTTACAGACTTACCATCTTTGTCATAAGCACCTGTATTTCCATCAATAGTAACAACAGTACCTTCGTATGCTTTATAAATAGCCTCAAAATCTAAACTCATGCTGCTACCTCCATTGCAGTTATAGTGCTGGCATATCTACCATTGACAGAACTATCATCATTTACATGAAGTCTATTAATATTAGCGTTCCCTGCTCCATTTTCATGCCGTAATTGAAGTTTATAAGTTATTGCACTTGTAGTAGATGGCGAATCTAATATAGAACCAACATATGATTGACCTCTATTACCCGAAGCTGCATTGTTCATGTCAAAAGTAGCTTGCACTTTACTACCATCAGCATCACCAATAGCTATTGCTGTGCTACCTCTTAATATTCGGCCATATCCTTTTGAACCATTTGTATTACCACAAGCTGTAACCGATACAAAAATTTTACTTGAACTACTAGAAGGAGTTATTGAAACATTTAATCCTGTTACATCAACAAATGATGAACTGGCAGTGCTAAATGGATCTGTTTTAGTTGTTGAAACAACTTGAAGAACTTTGCCTAACGATATTCCTGTTACGCTTCCTGATCCGTCAATAGTAATAGACATAGTTAAACGATTGTATAAGTTGAACCAGAAGGCACTGTGACGGAAACACCATTATTTATAGTGATTGGGCCGGCACTCATGGCATTTTTACCGCTAGTAATAGTATAGTCTGTTGTGATAGTTTGAGAATTTTCATAAAATATTTCGTCACTTCCACCGCCAGTAGCACCAGCCGATATTCCTGTTAAGTTTGAACCATCACCATATAATGTGTCGGCATAAAAGTTTCTCCAACGTATTGCATTACTTCCTAGATCAAAAGTACTATCTGTCTCAGGTCTTAAATGTCCATTACTATCTAATCTTGTAGCTGTTGTACTACCTACCATAAAGATTAAATCTCTAGCTGTAGAAGTATTTATCCCTCTAGAAACTAATTGGTTTGTACTTGAGCCAACAGCCATTGCTATACTCGCTACTGTGCCTGTATTTCTAACTGTTATTGATGCACCAGAAGTTGCCCTTGCATCTATAAGTGATGCTGGAGTTGTCGTGTTTACTCCTAAAAAACCTGTTACATTTGCTCCCACTGATAATGTTTCAAATTTTGGATTTCCAGAATAATACAACTCAACCTGTCCAGAATCACGAGCAATAATAGAATTTTGTGTTACACCAGTTTTTACAAAGAAATCATCAGCACATTCTAAATTAATATCACTACCACTATTAGTTGTTTTTATGATTAAATGTCCAGCAGTACCATTTGTTATATAACTAGAAGCATCATAATAAATTTCTAGATTTCCATTCGTACCAAACTTAGCTTTAGCTTCATCAGCAAACTCAAGAGCATTATCTGACTTATCCCATAAGACGTTATAGTTTGCTCCTGTAAAAGTTGCATCGCCATTAACAGTAAGCCCTGCCAAGTCTCCTAATGAAGTAAGAGAACTAGCAGTAACAGAACTATTTAACGTGTTCCCTGTAAGTGTTCCAGCAGCAGCCGTTACTGTGATATTTGCTGTGCCGTCAAAGCTAGTGCCATTTATAGTTCTAGCAGTTGCAAGTGCTGTAGCAGTCGCAGAGTTGCCAGTACAAGATGTTGCTACAGGTGCAGCCCATGTAAGTCCTCCTGTATTACCAGATTGTGCAGAAAGAAAATATCCATTTACAGGACTATTACTTACTTTTAATTTTGCTTCGCTAACAGTTTCATCACTAGGCTCTCCAATACCACCTGACTCTTGATAAAGAATAAAATCTGGTGCAGCAGAGATATTAGCTCCAAATTTTATAGTAGATCCATTTAACGCAAAGCCAGAAGAAGGTGTAGATGTTCCTGTGTTTGGTTTTTGGATGACACCATTAACACTTACTAATAATGTATTTGCTGCTGCTGGAGTTATTGCGTTTGTAGTACCAGAAGTAACAAGAGTAAAATCTGCATTGGGATAAGATGCTGCTCCATTGTTAGCTGCGTTTCTAAGTGCTAAATATTTAAAATCCGGGCCACCGCCCCCTCCCGATACTTTTGCTACTGAACCATCATCTTTCTTAAAAAATAATTCTGCCGTATCAGTTCGTAGTACTGGTTCGCCCAGAACCATATCACTAGCTGCTGGATCGCTTCCGCTACCTCTTTTAATTTTAATTGTGTTAGCCATCGGCTTTTACCTCCTATGGCTTAGTAAGTACCACCATCAATATCAAAACCTGACACACTTCCATTTTCTAAGAAGGTAACAAGATCTGTAAGTGCAACTTGAACCATCGTGCCAGCATCATTTATGACCATACGATCTGCTGCTGCAAGAGTAGTTGAGGTTGCTGACGTATTGCCATCTAAAATATTTAACTCGGTAGTTGTAACTGTTGCTCCATCTAATATCTGTACCTCGGTGTCTGACAAATCAGCTAAAGAGTTAGCTGTTGTCTGATTCATGGTTGCAAGTTCTGTTAGTTTATCGCTGTGAGGCTCTACATCTGTACCAATAACAAGTCCTAATGCTGTTCTTGCGTTAGAAGCTGATGTTGCGCCTGTTCCTCCATCAGAAATTGCTAAAGTTCCTGATATAGAACTAGCACCAAGATTCACAGCAAGTTCAGTAGATTCAATTTGTAAGCCACCATTAGCTTTTAAATCTACATCTAATGTATTTCCAGATTTTTGTAGGCCATTCCCTGCTGTAATCTGACCAGCACCAGAAAATTGTGCAATAGTAAGATTGTTAGTTCCTACAACTGCTGATCCAGAATCCGAGGTACAAACAAAGCCGTTATCTGCGTTTACTGTTCCTTTTTCTACAAAAGTGAAGAAACCAGCAGCGTTAGCACCAGTAGCTAAATCTGCTGCCCTTGCTGGAGAAGACCCGACTACATAAATACCATTTTGACTTGCTGTTGATTGATCTTTTACAAGAACACGATCATTGGTTGATAAAGTAACACCATCTAGCGTGTCTCCATTATTAAGAGCAGTAGATATTGTTATATTTGCTGTTGTTGCTGCTACGCACGAATCTTTAACATCAAGTCCTTGTGATGTAGCTTCAACAAAGCCTTTAGTCGCTGCATCTTGTGTATTAACTGGATCAGCTAAGTTTGTAATATTCTGTGAGTTAAATGAAACTGAACCTGTTGGTGCAGCCATTTGATTAAGTGTATTTGTTCTAACACCTGTATCAAAGTCGCTAACCTTCGTATGCAGAATCGAAGGTAAATCATCGCTTACCAATGCCCGGAACGTAGGCGCAGCAGCACTTCCAGAGGCAGCACCAGCTAAGACATGGTTTGTTGTTCTTGTCGTATCTGTATCAAAAAACTTACCCTTACCACCAATAGCGTTGATAGTAGTTGCAGATCCTCCAGACCCACCAGTTCCTATACCAATATATAAAACCTGATTACCTTCACTAAATGCTAATTCCGCATTTTCTAGTGTGGTTGGTGCTGATGATCCTGTGGATCTTTTTATGCGGATTGTGTTAGCCATAGTCTAAAATGAACCTCCATCGACAAGGTTTTCTACAGTACGAGTTGCATCTGCTTTAAATGTAGCAGAAGTAGAGTCATAGTAAATAACAGAATTATTCACTTTACCAGAATCAATTAATCCAGTATTAGTGCTACTAAACTGTGCGCCTTGTGGCCCGGCGGTAGCAACAGTAATGATTGTTGCATCACCTTCATTAACAGTAACAGTATTCTTACTGGTTGTGACATTAACAGAAGTCATGGTGAAGTATAACCCTCTGACATAGTTATAACACCTTCAAGGTAGTACTCTCGCAATCCGTTTGAGTCTTCAAGCATAACATCGTAATAAAGAGTATCAGTTTCAAAAGTAGCAGTTTGTACATCAGTTAAAGATATATCAATTATTCCATTAACTCTATTGGTGTAAGTAATTGCAAAATCACCATATTTTATATTTCTACCCTCATCCCAACATTGAGCATAAACTGTAAATCCAGTAAGATTTATAACTGCACTACTAGAATCTTTAAATTGCAACTGCAAAGAAAAGTCTGCTCTTCTTTGAACTGTCATATTATATGTGCCGGGTTGTATTGCCATAATTAAGTTTTAATAATGTACATCATAGCGATGTTTCGTGGTCTAGATTCATTACCACCTTGATTAGCAGTATTTCCTGAGACTGAATGATTATGAGAAGCATCAATACTAACTGAACCAGCAGGGCTACTATCAACTCTTGATGGTGTGTTACCTGCTTGTGCAGAACTTCCTTTTGTAAATACTCCTGTCGCACCACCACCTCCAGAAGCATATGTTTCAGAAATTTTTGTAATTGTACCAGTAAGAGATGTAGTACTTGTTGTAATACTTACTGAATGATTATGAGATGCATTTTGACTACCTTGAGATGTAGCTACGTTTCTTCCACTATCTACACCTCTACCTCGATCAACACCTCTTACAAATTCACCACGAAGATCTGGAAGATTAAAAGTAGAGCTTCCATTTCCTGACCCATAGTTAACTCCAATAATTGCAAATAAAGCAGAGTATGTTGTTCTACTCACTGCTGCTCCGTTACATTCTAAATATCCAGTAGGAACACTTACTACAGCCATACAAAACACAGATCCAGTAGGAACACCATTTACAATCTGAAAGCTTAAATTACCCGACCCATCTGTCTGCAAAAAACCACCATTTGTTATAGCAGATGGCAATGTTAAAGCTATATTTCCAGACAATGAGGATGGCGATTTTAAAGATACAAAAGGTGAGCCACTTGAATCTTGGAGTCTTATCGGCAATCCATTCACGACATCTAGACCAGCATCACTTATAGAAACTCTTGCAGTACCAGATGTTGCAAAACCTATGGTATTAGCACCTGATCTAAACATTCCAGTATCACTGTCGTTGTCGAAGGCATACGCAGGGCTACTAGCACCAGATCCATCATCACCTAGTAATTGACCTGTCATCGTACCGCCAGCAACAGGCAATAGACCTAAATTAGGCGAGTCAATAGATCCTACAGTTGTAAATCCATTATTTGCTGCATTTCTTATTTTAAGATTATTACTATCTGCTGTATCAACATAAGGCATAAAAGCTTCTGGGTTTGCTGGATCAGTACCCCCAGAATTAAGAGTTTTTATTGCATCAAAAACAGCGTTCATGTCGCTACGGACTGAAGCTCCAGAGGCATTGGCTATATTATAATCTGCAACTTGGCTCATTTAAAAAGTTTTCTCCATGTTAGCCACCTTTACCATATCCTACCGCAGAAAATGTGAAAGTTCTATTAACTAAAGTTTCGTTACCTGATGTGTCTTTATTTTTAATAGTAACTGTAAATCCTGTTCCACTTACATTTGTAACTGTAAAAAAGTCTCCACCTTGAGCATTTTGTATTGTTATTCCAACAGAAGGTAAATAAGCGTTTGCTCCTCCTTGTGTAGATGATGTGCCGACAAAGAACGGCTTTCCAAAAGTAACTACTTTTGCTGCTGGATTTCCGCTTCCGTCTAGAGTATCTTGCGGTGCGGTAGAAGTACTACCACCTGTTTGATAACTTTGTTCTGTTCTAGATTCAAACTCAGCTAAAAAACCTGCTTGCTGCACGTTCATATTTTGTGCAACATTAGTAGTTTCTAAAATTAATTTAAACTTAAATCTACGACCTTTAAATGTTCCATTAGCAAAATTATTAAATGCTCCAAATGCTCCTGATGCGGACTGTGATGTTGCTACTTGTATTTGTGTATTAGCCTCATCTGCTGCTGCTCCATCAAAATTATTGTCCGTTGCATAATCATCCCAAAAAGATCCACTAGGAATAACTGTTTCTATATCTGTACCAGTAACAAAACCAACTGCCCTTAAAGTTCTTTTTAAATCTAAAGAAAACACACCACCTAAATCAACAACAGATGCAAATTCATATGTACCAGTAGCGTTAGAAGCTGGATTTGATAATTGTAATGCACTAGCAGAATTATTAAATGTTGTATTAGTCTTTGATCCGCTAAAAGGTGTACTTAATAAATCTTCTCTTTGTGTTAAAACTCTTTGAGCATCTATAAGATCAGGTAGATCCATTATTATACTTGTCTCACCCTGCGAAAATCTACCGCCATCATCTTGAAATTTTAAAATATATTCTCCTTCAAGTGCTGGCACTACAGCGTCAGTAGTATTTCCAGCAAGTGCTGTTATAAGATCAACCGAATTTTGAAATGTACCACTACCATCAGTTAAATTACTATGTCTAACATATACTCTTCCTCCATGAATAACATCAGCATCAGTTGACCTATTCCATCTAAGTCTTACTAACTTATTTGTTAATGGTTCTATTGATAAGTTTTGAACATTACTAGGAGGAGTGGTTTTACCTTGGGCATTAAAAGTTAAATCTGTAGATGTAGCAGAAAGCTTTAGAGCAGCATTATAAGAAAATACTCTAAATTCATATACCCCAGCTTCAGTATTTACCAGTTCAAAATCAGTTCTAAAAACAATTTCACTAACCCAGTTTGTATTATTAAATCTATATTGAACAAGATATTGACTTACACCTGTAACTCCAACCCATGTAAGAATAAGTTTTGTAATTGCAAGAGCATTTATAACAACTGTTCGTTCTGAAGCTGAAAGGTTACTTGGAGGATTTTTTGGCTCATTTAATAATGATATGTTCCTAGTTGGAAGACTAATACCTTGTTCAATATTTGCATATTTACCAGCTACATAAGTTAAAGCTGATATTGAATAATTTATCTCATCTTGTTCTTCAACACTTATGACCCTAAAAGTTTGTCCAACTAAAGTGTCACTTTCTAATAACCAAATTGTGTTTACATTTGGTGTAGAGGATAATGCGGAACTAAGAGTCACTACAAGTCCTGATATACCTGTAATTGATTTTGTCTCTACAGAGCCATCTGGCATTATTACGCTAATTTTCTGATTACTACCGCCAAAAGTATCTAAACCCTGTGCATCATCTACTGTAATTTGTGTAGTTGTAGCAGCAGCAACTCTTCCTGATCGTCTTGCGCCTCCACGAACAGGATCATTTATAGTTATAACCGAACCCGGTCTGACTATAGCTCCAGCATCCATAGAAGTAGAAAAGTTCACCACCTCAGACTCTTGATTTTCGCTAAAGATTATTGCTTTACCTAAACGCTGCGCTTGACCACGACTTGTACAGGCAAATGCTTTTACATCTTTTTTTACTATTCCAATTTTAGATTGTAAGGCTGTATCTTCTACAATTTCAAAATCCATTTCTCTGCTATCCATATTAAAATAACTCACACTTACAACAGAATGTCTTTGCTTAAGACTAGAACCTGTGTAATTAAATCCTTCTGATGTGATATTTGCCAAGCTAAATAAATAACTAGAATCTGTCGGCCTGTCTTGTGTAATTGTTATAGAGCCAGCAGACCAAATAGCAATACACCTCATAACAGTTGCCAAGTCTTTTATTAAATCAAATGCTTCTTTGGATGACTGAATATTTACATTGCAACTAAATCTTGCTTCTTGGCCTCCTTGTCCGTCACTTACTAATTCGTTTGCATATTTACTAGCTGCTACAAAACTAAATAAATCTAAGTTTGCATCTGTTATATGCGTACCAAATCCATATCTTTCAGTAGTAAGTAAATCTAGCAATATCATTGCAGGGCAACTACACCATACGGCTGCGCCCATAGTTCCATTAAATATATAGTTCGCTGGATATACAATTCTACCAGTTGCATTATCAATACTTGGAGTTCCAGAACCACTAGCACCAGCACCCGGTATTCTTACTTTTACACCACGAATACGAAAAGCACGTTTTGGTATAGAACTAAACTGTTCAGAATCAATCCTCAAACTTGTATATGCACTATTTGGATAAGTTTGTGCGTCATCTACTATTTCACCAAAACTTGTCCAAGTAAAAGCATCAATTAAGCTTGAGGATGTACTATCTGCTGTTACTCTTACAACTCTTATATCAACAGGAAATGCTCCTGTTACATTTACTCTGTATTCTTTTTGGTAAGCATCAGCCGTTCTACCTGTAATTGTGTCTGATATAACATCTGAATAACCACCGCTATTGTATTGAACTTGTATTTTTAAAGAAACAGAAGATCCTACTAAATCACCATTGTCTTTAGCTTCTTGTAACTGAGGAAAAGTAATAGTTACTTTTATAGCGTCAACATTTGTATTTGTAATCTGTCTAGTAACAGCAGATGACGAAGAGACTGTTACTCCTACTGCTGTTGTTGATTCACTGCTTACTATGCCGGGTATTGATGTTTGGTTTGCTGTGCCAAATCTAGGAGTAAAACCAACACTTTGAAAATTAAAATCTGCATCGGCTGGACTAGCTGAATTAGCTGTAGATTTTAGTATTGGAGTTTCGTTTAAAAATACATCTTTTAATGCTGCATTGTTATATGCAGTTGTTCCTTTTGTTCTACCTTCTTTTGATGCTGTTGCAAAACCTTCTATTTCTCCTTCTGAAATAAGATCCTGTATAGTTGCAAACTGCCTACTATTTAATGTATCAGGCGCACGATATGGAGTAGGAGGAGTAGGAGGTGCGCCACCAGAACCTCTAATATTTTTATCCGTCATGCTTGCACCTGATCTGTATCAATACCAGCCGAAATTACGACAGATCCAGTTACAACTTCTCCATATACAATCGGATGTGCAGTTCCGGCCCGGCTTGTATTTTGCACCCCAGAAAAACTAAAGGATATTCTTGGATCATCTTCTGGCATATCAGGTTTTGGTAAAGGAAATAGCATTTCAGACACACCATTTAATACCATCCCAGCACCGATAGCACTTAAAGCAGTTCCTATTTTTGTTGCAATCCCAGCACCAGCTAACCCTGCTGTGCCTGTAGCACCTAACATTTGCGTACCAAACATCCCAGCACCCGGGAACAAGAAACTAGCTCCTATCAATGCTGCTCCAAATAATATTTGCCTTCCAACACCACCCCCAGCACCAGTAATAACAGGAACAATATGTATATCGTCTTGTCCTATAGGATTATGCAAGTCTTTTTTTTCTATGTCTTCATTGCCTACTAATACCTGATAATATTTATTTGCCATATATGCTTCTAATTTTGGAAAGTTAGTAACAAGAAATCTTATTGCTTCTGCTGGATTTTTTACAACAGCTTCTAATTCTTTATGACCTATAAACTCTGCGAGTTCTCCATACATTTTAACTTTCCGAAGCATAACGATACCTCTTTCCAGTGCATTTTAATAGCCATTCAGAATATGGCTCTTTACAAGATAGTCTATCGGCTAAATGATGTAAAACCATATCACCAAGAAAAATAGCTACATGATTTAAAGTTGGGTGCATTATTGACATTAATAATACATCACCTACTTTTGGCGGTTCTTCATTACCAAGTTCTCTAAATCCTGTATCCTTTGCATATTTCTCAAATAACGGATTTTTTAAAAATTCTTCTGGAGTTATGGATCTTTCATAATCTATAAGGTCTATGTTTTTTACTTCTTTATACCAATCACGAACTAATGACCAACAATCAGTTACACCCCAAACCCAAGGTCTTCCACATAATTCTGGCTTATATCCTTCTGGTTTTAATTCAGCCCATTGTTCTGTTTTTGGATTAACAATATACCAAGGTAAATTACTATGCTCACAACTTATTCGATCAGCTTGACTTGGTGTTGGTGGAGTGATGGGGTGACTATGAAAAATACCAATAATTTCTCCTAAATTATCTGCTTTTACATAATCTTCTGGATTTAAAATGAACTCTTGATGATTTGTTATAGCTAAATTTTGACAAGGATAATATCGTTGTTTCCCTTTTACATTTAACAAAA